AACAAAACATACGCTTGAACTTATAAGAACGATAGTGCCAGTTGCAGTTCTAATTCTACAAGTAGTAATTCTAAGTAAGGTGATATAATGACTGAGTATAGTGAAAGAGTAGTAAAACGAGCTAAAGAAATAGCTGCTGAAGCTTGGGCAGGTAAAATAAGGGATATTCATATGCACAGGCTAAACAGTATGTGGTATGAGCCAGAACCTGATGTTGCTAAAGACCAAGGCGTGACTGATATAACCTACAATAGTGGTAAAATTACGAGAGATGGCAAGACGATTGTAGAGGGAGTAACTGGCGAAGACCTAATATCAAAATGGGAGAAAACGAATGAATTATAGTAAAGAAATGACGCTAGATATGGTGAGTTGTTATAAGGAAGCTCCAAACCGTGCCACCGTTGCGATTCTCGCAGAAAGGTATGGCAAGTCGGAGAAGTCAATAATTGGAAAGCTATCTAAAGAAGGTGTGTATCAAAGGCAAGAGTATAAAACAAAAGCTGGAGAGAAACCAATAACAAAGGCTGAGATAGTAGAAAATCTAAGTGGAGAACTGAACGAAAATCTAAGTGGGCTAGAGAAAGCTCCGAAAGAAGTATTAAAACGATTGTGGTTTGCACTAGAGGAATATAGATGGAGGGCAATATGCGAAGACTAGTAATGACAAGTAGAGGACTCGGAGTGTGCGAAGGAGTACAAAAACGACATGGAGATTTATTATACCTAGAAGTGACGCTAAAGACTGGAGAAAAATTCTGGGAAATGAATACGGATTGTCGGTATATAGACCTTGAAGTTGAAATTGAGGAAATGAAAAGACGCAAAAGATTAGACCAAATTACAGGAAAAATAGATAAAAAATTTTGAAGTTGGGCGAAGTCGTCGCTTAGATTAGACGCATTTGTAGTAAATTAATGAAAGACCGATTGCATGTTAGTAGTCGGTCTTATATATTATTTATTTAGATTAAAACTGTTTCTCTCGGTTTTTGCTCTCGTTTCATCTCTAGTCTCTTCTTCGCTTACGCTCGAAGAGCCTTAGTCAAAGATAAATCGAGAAAACCTTCGAGAGGAAAGAGATTACAATTACTAAAGTAATTAATATAATTTACATATATTATACCACAACTTTTGCAAGAAAGCAAGTAGTATTTTTGGGTAGGTTATCATTTGAGGGGTCTGGGAGCGTCTTATCTCCGAGAAAATTTATTCCTCTGACGATAGTTAGTAGGATTTTGATTGGATTTTTTAAGATGTCTCTTCTTTCCTTCGTTCTTTTTGCGTTTGCGTTTTGCTGTTGGTTTCTCATAAAATTCAAGTTCACGGCATCTTTCTTTTATCTTAGCCGTCTCACATTTCTTACGAAAAATCCGAATTGCCTTTTCTGTAGGCATATTTTTACAATAAACGCTAGGCATTTACCACCTTTCCAAAAGTCCAACCTCGTTTTCGAAGGTAATGTATTTGAGAATAAAGTTGCTGTTCACTTACCTTTAGCTCTTTACATATCTCGCTAGTAGGTAATACACGATAATTATCGCGTAAGTATTGTTTTTCAGCCTGAGTCCATCTTTTATTCATACACATATTATACAAAAATTCTGAGCATAAGTCAAGAATTATTTTTCACCATCTTAAAAATTGTTCTTGACTTGGCTTCAAAATAGTAGTATAATATATACATTAATTTAAGGAAAACAATATGAATAATGATATCGCATTTTTAATTTGGTTAATTCTGACAAATATAGCAACTTACTTTTATTGTAAGTCATATTTTATAAAATTTACCATAGATGTTCTTGATGAAAAAGGCTTACTGTTAGAAGAACCAAACGGAAAATAATTCTTGACAGCAGGTGCAAAATTTAGTATAATATATCTGTAGTTAGATTAATCTAGCTAAGGGATTTGGGAAGGACATAATCCGTTCTATAAAACAAGTTCTTTCTGCATCTAAAGACATTCGTTTTAGGATTATGGGAACTACTACCGAAAGGAGTAGAAATATAACAGATGCAAAGCTTACTGAAAAGGAGTAAACAATGACAATAGATAACCTATTATATAAGCACTTTCTCGGCTTTGACGAGAGATTTTTTAACCCTGTCGAAGATACACAATATCCTCGACATAATATAGTAACACACGGTGATGACTACTTTCGAATTGAAATGGCGTTGCCAGGCTGGATAAAAGAGAACATTAAAGTCCAATTAGACAAGCGAGTCTTGACTATTGAAGGCACACAAAAACTCGAGTGTGGAGAAGAAGAACAATATTTACACAAAGGAATAAGTGGAAAAATGTTTAAGAGAACATTCTCATTGGGTGAGTTCATAGAAATCCAAGGAGTAAAGTTTGAAAACGGCTTGCTAAGCATTGAATTAGAGAAAGTCATACCCGAAGATAAAAAACCAAAGGTATATGACATTCAATGAAAACAAAAATTTACGAATTAAAAACTTTAATTTGTGAAGACGGCAGGTTCTGTGATGCTACTATGAACTACATACTAATAATCGCTTTCGGCGCAGTAGTATGGAATAGTATCGTTTCACTTACCTAAAGAAATTACAGGGAAAAGTTTGGGGAGCTTCGGCTCCCCTTTTATGGAACAATATATGAAAATATCAGAAAACGGACTTGAAATTATCAAGCATTTTGAAGGCTTAGAATTAGAAGCCTATAAATGCGCAGCCAATGTATTGACTATCGGTTATGGACATACAGCAGGAGTGCAGGAAGGTGATGTCTGGTCTGAAGAACAAGCAAATGAACAATTAGAAATCGACATGGAAGAATATGCTGGGTATATAAACGACCTAGTAACATGTCCCCTATCACAAAACCAGTTTGACGCCCTAGTATCTTGGGTTTACAATCTCGGCCCCGCTAATCTAAAAGCATCTACTTTATTAAAACGGCTCAATGCAGGAGACTATTCTGATGTGCCAAATCAAATAAAAAGGTGGAACAAAGCTGGAGGAAAAGTTTTAGAAGGCTTAGTAAGAAGACGAGAAGCAGAAGCGTTAATGTTTGAGGGAAAGGAGTGGAATCACTAATCGAACAACTACAAATAGTAGTAAGCAATTTAAACAGAAGAGTCTCAGAGTTAGAGAAAGATTCACACCCAGCAATAGGGCTGTGTGAATTTGAGGGCTTCAAAGAGTTATTAGAGAGGATAGAAAAATTAGAAAGCAATTTGAAAGATTCAAACAATGGATAATCAGTTTATTCACTGAGAGGTATAAACTTACAGTAAGTTATAACTCTACATATGGAGACGCTGATGACCAGAGCTTTGTTGTAAAGAAATTTTATTACAAACAAGATAAGTATATCTCTTTTAAAACAGTAGACAATGAAGTTGTAGAGATAAGAGGAGCGGAAGGTTTAAATTATAGGATAAGTAAATTATGAATCAATTTTATATAGGGATTATATTAGTGTTAGGTTTAGGAAGCTATTGGTTATATAATGAGAATCAAACACTAAAAGAAAACAATGCCCAATTACAAGTAGGTATTGAAACACAAGAAAAAACAATAGAGTCTTTAAAAAATGACTTTGCATTACAGGGAGAAGCTTTAGGCACTCTACAGGCAAAGAATAACGAGATAGAGTTAGAAATGAATCGCTATCTTGACATTTTTAAAAGACATAATTTAACCAAGTTAGCTGCTGCAAAGCCAGGCTTGATAGAATCAAGAGCTAACAAAGCAACGAAAGAGGTATTTGATGGAATTGAAAACGACAGTAGGGATATTGACAACCTTGATAATGGTGTCGAACTGCTCCCTACTCCCAACGAAGACATTAGAGGTTAGTGCAGAGCCAATCGAAAGGCAGATAATACAACCTGTTATGCCTCGAGAAATAGATTTGAAGGAGCCATATTGGTATGTGGTTTCATCAAAAAATCTTGACGAATTTCTTGCTCGTATAGAGAAAGACCAAGGTCAAGTAGTATTTTTTGCTATGTCTGTTCCAGACTACGAACTCATGGCATACAATACTCAAGAGCTAAAAAGATATATTAGAGAGCTCAAAGAGGTAGTAGTTTACTATAAAACAGTAACGACTACCGAACAAGGAGACTAGAATGTTAGAATTCTTCGAATGGATTATCCGATGGATACAAATTGTTCCATGGTTAGTTATGGGAGCATCGTTAGTTGCTGCTTTAACTCCTACACCACTCGACGACGGCTGGGTCAAGAAAATATACAAAATTCTTGATTGGGTCGCATTAAATGTCGGAAAGGCAAAGGATAAATAATCATGGCAGATGCAACAACTGACAATTCGAGAAACGAAGTTCAAATTGATTTAGAAAAGTATATGTCCCTAGTAGATAAACTAGATGCGGCAGAAGATACAATTACTGAACTCAAAGACGAAGCTAAGAAGGCTCGTGACCAGCTCGCTCCACCTAAGAGAAAATTTATGGATTTATTCCTAGATGATAATGATATAAATGAGAAAGCTATCATAGGATTTCTTTCTTTCTTCTTAATGTTCGTATTCGGAATGTGTGATTTACTCACAGCATTTTGGGGTATGGATTTAAAGATTTCAGATACAATTTACACTTCTTTTGTAGTTGTAACACTAGGAGCATTTGGTATTTCTGAAGCAGGCAAGGCGTTCGGAAAATAATTATCTCAATACACGAAAGTCGGACTCACTCGTAGTTCGACTTTCACTTACTCTAACCCCACATTATCACAAACCTCACTAAAAATAAGTCTTGACAACAGGTTCAAATTTCTGTATAATATGTATTATGAATTTATTTTATTTAGACGAAAATCTTGACAAATGCGCAGAATATCATGTAGATAAGCACATAGTTAAGATGCCGTTAGAGGCAGCCCAGCTGCTATGTACGGCCGTCTGGGTGGATTCCGTTTTAGGTTTCGTTCCGAGAGCATTGAATAAAGAGGAAACTCGAGAACTTAATTCTCGAAAGTCAGAAATTAAACATTTGCCACTGGAAGAGAGACCTTTAACACCTTACCTTCCTATGATGTACAACCACCCGTGCACGATTTGGACTCGGTCATCTCTTGATAACTTCGAATGGGTTCACTGTTATGCAAACGCCCTCAACGATGAATACTTTTACAGATACGGGAAGCAGCATAAATCAGTGGTGGAAGTTATTAACAGACTACCAGAACCCAAGAACATGACTAGGCTAGGAATGACGGAGTTCCTATTAGCCATGCCGGACGAGCTCAAAATGGAAGGTAATCCGATTCAGTCTTATAGAGACTATTATCATTTAGACAAAGCAACATTTGCTAGTTGGAAGTATCGTGAGAAACCTCATTGGTGGAATGAAGACTATGCAGATTATGACAAAAGGATTACAGCAAAATGATTGATATAATTATAGGAATAACAGGATTAGTAGTGGTTCTTTTTGGAGGATACTTTGCTTATATGTCAAGTCATATAATAGAAGAAGAAAAACAAGGCAAAAGAATTCCTTTGCCATGGGAGAAGAAATGAACAAAGTTATAATTTATAGCAAACCTAGTTGTCCTGCATGTAAACAGGCAAAGATGTTAGCAGAAAATAAAAAGTGCGAAGTAGAGTATTTAATGATGGGAGAAGATTTTGATGCCAGTGTTTTAATGGCAACTTTTCCTGGAGCTAGAACCTTTCCGCAAATTATTTTTAATGAAGAAAAAATAGGTGGACTAGCTGCCTTGATAGAGATGCTAACAAATGAAGTTTAAAGAAGATAAAGTATTAAATTGGGTTCAAAATCACATTCGTGATACATATGGACAACATTATGGAGAGAGTAAAATTCAGACAACTGAGTTTGTATTTGACTCTGGACATGGTGAGGGATTCTGTATCGGTAATATAATTAAATATGCACAACGATACGGAAAGAAGGCAGGGCATAACCCTGAAGATTTATTAAAAATAATACACTACGCAGTTATTTTATTAGGGAGTGAACATTATGATAAAAAGTAAATCGTATGAAAAACTATCAGACACAAACATTGAAAAAGTTGTGTCTTTGCTAGAACAAGATAATCCTATAACTAAAAAGGAAGCTTGTAATATTCTTAATATAAGGTATAACACGACCAGACTAGCAAAAATAATAGAAGAATGGAAAGACACACAAGACTTTCGACAAAGAAGAAAAGCACAGAATAAAGGTAAAATGGCTACCAAAGATGAGATTCGTATGGTAGTTCAAAGCTACTTAGATGGAGATAATATCTCTAATATCGCACAAAGTATTTATCGCTCATCTTCTTTTGTTAGAAACATAATAGAAAGGCTCGGTGTTCCTCAGAAGTTAGCAGAATCTGACCATGAGGGAAAAAGAAGAGCAATGTTACCAGAGCAGTGTGTAAGTGAAAAGTTTCAAGTAGGTGAAAAAGTATGGTCACCAAGAAACAATAAGTTCGCAGAAGTAATAGAAGAGTTTGATACTCCATACAATGAAGAAAAGTATGGGTGTCCTTGTTATAGACTATGGGTTCTAGAACCTTGCGACACTTCACAAACATTCTTCCCATGGCTAGATGGAAGTAGAACAGGCTATACAAGTTTTGCATTAGCCTATGAACTAGGAAGTTTAAGACACTTAAAAGAATATTTATAAGGATTATCAATGTGGGAATTATTATTGGCATTTTATATGTCAAGCGTAGGAATGTTAATGTATCGTCTATGGTGGCCGATACACAAGTTTATGCGCAAAACTCACCCACACCATACAACAACACAGTATTGGCCAGTTATATTTATAATATTTTTGGTCGGATTAACAGTAGGAGCAGTCTTTTTACTCGGTTGCATCATAAGTGATGACTTGAGAGAAAGATTCTGCTCTAAGTATTTATTAACATTATTCGAGGAAACATGAGCAATAATTACAGAGAAAGATTAGTAAAAGCACTCATAAAATTTTATGAAGGTGGTATAGAAGCCCACAAAGTAAACATTGAAGTTTTGTTAGGCTCTCATGTGGGACTAGCAGAACACGGAGACATTATCGAAACTCTTGACGCAGAAATAGAAAAGCTAGCAGCTCTCGAAGATAAATTAGCATCATTGAAAAAGTATTTTTCATAGCATGTCTAAAATAGTTCTTGACAAATCTTTCAAAATTTAATATAATATATTATAAATTTAGGAAAGATATCAATATGAGTGATAGATTTTATTTTCAGATGAAGCAGTCAACGGGTTGGTGCCCTGGCATGCCAGAATCTTACAAAAACAGGAGAAGAAGAATGTCAACTTGGACAGATGAAACAAAACAAGAAGCAGTAGAATTATATACTGCTGAAGAACCAACTCCAGAAAACAGTATGGAGATTGTTGCTGACATAGCTGAGCAACTTGGACAAACACCTAATGGTGTTAGAATGATATTAACAAAAGCAGGAGTATATGTTAAGAAAACTCCAGCTGCTAAATCCTCAGGTGGAAGCACAGGTGGAACTAGAGTATCAAAACAAGACGCTCAAGAGAGCTTAAGTGCAGCAATCAGTGATGCAGGACACGATGTGGACATGGCAATCATTGATAAATTAACAGGTAAAGCAGCGAATTACTTTGCTGACATTATCAATAAACTAAACGCGTAAGTTTTATACCCCGACTAGTTTCGGGGTATTTTTGTATCTAAAATATTGACCTTCAGTTAAAAAGAAGAAAATTTTCAACTATTAACTAAGGAGCAATATGAAGAAAAAAGAGTTCATCGAAAAGATGGACAGAGCAGGCGATGCAATAATTACTTACAGAAGTCAAAATAGTCGTAAACTAAAATATAATGTTTGCACAATGGATTTTGATAACAAGTATATTCAGTCTAAAAAGACTAGAGCCAAGGCAGGTCAACATACTGTTTTATGCTTTTGCTGGGATACAGATTCATACAGAATACTTATACCCGACAATGTAACTTCTATAGTTCCATTAAATAAGGTGATAAAAAATGAACCTTTATGAAGTACCAGCAACATACGAAAAAGTTATTTCAATCAACGAAGATAACTCAGAACAAATAAGACTAGTAATAAATAGTTTTAGAGGGAAAGAGTATTTACATCTTCGCAAGTACTACCAAGACTTTGATGAACAATGGAAGCCTAGTAAGGACGGTATTGCTATGTCTATAGATTTTAATAATACTAGAGAACTCTTCCAAGGATTAGTAGAGATTATTTCTCTCGCTGAAAGCAAAGAGATACTAGAAAGAGAGTTTAAAGAGTTGATAACAAATACCTATCAATCATAAAAAAATAATTCTTGACAAATCCTCATAATTTTAGTATAATATACATATGATTATAAAAGGAAACATGGGCTACGACCAACACGGGCGTAAAAGAAAGAGAAGACCACTTAGCAGGAAACGACCTAAAGCCAAACTTGGCTGGTCGGTAGTAAAGCGAAAAGAGTATACAGAAAACAAAAAAAGAAATGAAATAAAAAGTGCACCTATAGGAGAGTATAAAGTTCCTAAAGACACTTCTTATAAAAAAGAAATAAGTAAACAATACACAGTCTCTATTGCATATAACAAAGGTGCCTACCAAGTTATACCTAATGATAGACAAATTAGTTAGAACAGCAGCGCAAGCATATTATGAAGGCAATCCCATCATGTCAGATGAGATATATGACCACTTATTAGAACTTGCAAGTATCGAAGATGTAGGCTACTCAGCCAATTCAGAAAAAAGATTTCCACATTTATATCCAATGTTTTCCCTACAAAAAATTTGGGACGCAGAGGATAGACCTATGTGGAAAGAAGCATTTGTTAGTCCAAAACTAGATGGAGCCGCAGTAAGTATTCTTATTGGTGAAGGTATTTTACAAAAAGTACTAACACGAGGT